GGGCAGCCATCAGGCCATCGAACAGGCGGCCATCTGTGGCCATCCGGTGGATCTCCGGCATGGTCATGGCACCGGCTCGCACCAGAGCGGGGAGGTCGAACGCCATGATGTTGTGGCCGGTTATCGTCTGGCCGGGCTCGATGGCCTCCGCCACCACGTGGGCCACCAGGGCTTGCGACTTCGGCCCCGAACCGGACCCCGGGACCCAGGCCTGGACCTCCTGATCGTCGGCCGCCGTGGCCCCGATGCGGATGTACCGATCACCCGGGGTCCGGTGAAGGTCCCCGGCGTCACCGGTCTCCAGGTCGAACGTGACTACCTGAGCTGACAGCTCCGTGTCAGGGGTCAGCTCCGGATACAAGTCGGCCCAGTTGCCCTCAGTTGACAGTGAAGTGTCATCCATCTCTGGACCGCCGTTCGGGTCCGGACAGAAGGTGCACTCTGGATCAATGACCCCGTTCGGGACGTGGTTGTCGGTGTGCTCGATCAGCCAACCCTTGGGCTCGGGGTTATCCACAGGTCCATCCACAGGCTCCGGATCCGGACCGGGGCCGCTCGGGGGAGGAGGAAGCTCCTCGCTGTCCGCGTGCACCCTCCAGAGGCTCACGTTGCCGTGCGCCGACGAGACGCGCTCCAGCCAGAAGCCCTCATACCGCCGGTCCCTCAGCCGGGAGTACGCCTCCCCGAGCGACTTGCCATAACTCTTCTCCGACGGGTCGTCCAGTTTGGGCGGAGCCATGTACCCGGCCGGGTCGGTCAGCGCCTTCTCCCGGACCTGAGCGGTCCGGAACGGTTCGTTACCGAACAGCTCACGGAGCCAGCGGAGGTGGCCGGTCCAGTACTGGGTATCGAAATCGGACTCCGAGCGCCACACCCTCAGGTTGCCCAGGAAGCCCTCCACACCGGCGGTCTGCACGATGCCACCAGCGATCTTCTCCCAGACCTCGAACGATCCGAACGAGACGCCCTGAGCGGGACGCGGCTGGCCCTGGGCGAACCAGGCCCGGACCAAGGTCAGGATGGCGGTCATGATGTCCGCACGGTGCGCCCTGGTCCAACTCCCCAGGTCCAGACCGGACTGTCCGGGGTGCCGGAACGACGAGGAGGCCCGGTCCTGGGGGTTGGCGTACTTGGGCCGCAACGCGATGCGGTAGACGCGCCGGGTGAGGTCACCCTTGACCTGGACCTGGTTGCCCAGGCTCATCCACGTGATGACGTTGGGGAAGTTGGCCATGGTGCTGACGCCCAGGATTCGGTCCTGCCAGGTGCTCGCGGTCAGCGCTTGGGCCAGCGGCGCACCCTCGACAGTGTGCGCCTCGTCGAACACGAAGAACTCCGCGCCGGTGCGGAACGCGGCCGTGATCTGCTTGCGGAGCTCGTCCGGCTCGGAAACCCAGTTCATCGGCTCAGCGGCTGACCCGGTGTAGACGGTCAGGATCGAGTCAGCGAGCAGGTTCTTGCCCACACCCATCTGCAGGCCATCGATCACCGCGAGCGGGACCTTGGGGACCATACCCCGGATGGCCGGGGTCACGATCAAGGCCAGCACGTTGGCGCGGTCGATGTTGGAATCGAACGGGAAGTCCCCGAGCCATTCGGTCAGGATCAGATCCCGGGCGGCAGCGATCTCGGCCGAGCTCGGGTCCTCGGGCACCTTGATCCCCTCGAACACCGGATCGGGGAGCAGGAGAGTCCTCGTGCTCTCGTCGTAACCGGCCTCGGTCGCCACGGTGCCATCCGGCCGGGCGTACGGCGCGTGACTGATCCGGTCGAGCTGGGCGAACTGATCGGCCCGGCTCATGGTGGCGGAGATCGTCGCCGGGTCGGGCCAGGAGAACGACTGGGTGACGCCATTCGCGCCATCGTTCTCGTTGATCGTCCGGGCGGTCTCCTGGATCACGTCGTGGAAGGTGCCCCGGTCTACCGGGTGCATGCCACTGGCCTTGCGGCGGCTGAGCACCCCGCCGTGGCAGAACATGTCGACCGCGTTCCACTTGTTCAGCAGGGCGCTGGTCAGTTCGTTGATCACGGCCAGCCGGTCACGGTTGACGATGATGGTCACTCGTCCGTCGTCGGTCATCTGGGGCTCGGCCTTCCTCTTGCCCTTGGGCTTGGTGTCGGCTGGCTTGGGCTTGGCACCGGCGATGATGCGGGCCAGGAAGTCGGCACGCTTGGACTCCTGGCGTCCGGCCAGCACGTCGTCCAGTCCGGATTTACCTCCCCCGGGGAGGCGTCCGAAGGTCACGCTGGTCGCGCCCTCCATGCTCAGGGCCGCTGCCAGTTCGGTCCCTGCCTCGAACACCTGGGGGTTGTCCGCCGCGTCGGCGTCCAGGATCACCACCACGTCGTGGCCGTCGGCCACACCGAGATCCGGGATGGGCATCCCGTCGAGCTGCCACATCCGGCACCCGGCGATGCCGTAGACCGAGACATCGTCCGGCGCGTAACTGGCCCCGGCCAGACACTGCTTGGTGCCCTCGATGATGACGATCTTCCGGGGCTCGGGCACCGTGCGGACGGCCCAGAGAACCGGGGTCATGTTCTTGTGGAACACGTACTTGCGTGCCCGGCCCCGGCTGTCCTCGGTCGGGTTGTCCGGGCGGACCTGGTACTCCACGGTCCCGGCCTCGTTGGCCCAGGGGAAGAGGATGGCCGGGTGGTTCGCCCAGTTGGACCAGACGCCGTCCTGGGGGTTGTCCTCGCGGCTGGTCAGCGAGCGGATACCCAGAGAAAGGGCCAGGTCCACGTCCACGGCCTGACTTGCCAGAAATGCGGCATGTTCCGGTGTCAGCCGGGCCGTGTTATCGTCGCCCACAGTTCGGTCTTCCTTTCAGGTTGATCTCTCGGGCCGGTCCTCCAGGGGACCGGCCCGGCTCCGTTTGCGGGACGCTACTCGTTCAGCGGAAGACCGACGATCCGCCAGACGTCGCGGACCGCCTCGTCGAGCACCTGGAATTGCTCCGTATTTTTGGCCACCTGGCCGAGTGCTGGTTGGATACCGTTCCTGGTCACCGCGAACTTGATCTTGTCGATCTTGGTGCTGAGGTTCAGAACCACTGCCTGGGCCTCGGATTCCTGCTCGGCCAGTCGGTTCTCCATGTCCTTCACCCGGGCCTGCAGCTCCCGCTCACGGGTGCGGCACCGGCCGAGTTCAGCCTCAGCCCGCTCGGCCTTGTTCCGATGCTTCCCCAGATCCTTTTCACAGTCCCCGATGACCCTGTTCTTGAACTCCACCAGGTCACGCGACTGGGCGAGTTGACGTTGGATCTCCCGGAAGTTGTCGGCTGCCCGGGTGTTCTCGGCCTCCAGCGTCTCCCGGTCTTTACGGACCTTAATCAACGAGTCGGTCGTTTTGGTCAGCTCAGCATCGAGCCGATCGGCCCGGCCGTGCGCCTCAGCCAGCAGGCTCTCCAAATCTTTCGACCGGGCCTGACCGGTGTTGAAGTCGTCGGCCAACCTGGCGTTCTCGGCCTCCAGCTCGGCTACGACCCGCCGTAGCTCGCCATTCGAGCGCTCCTGCACTTCATCCGTACGGCCTGACGATTCAGTGTCAAGGGTGACCGTGACGGTCACGCGGTCCGCGTGGACTTCGGCCAGCGTGCGAATCATGTTCGGACCTCCCCGTCCGTTGAGTTATACATCGGCGGGGGGACTGATGTCCCTCCCGCCGTATATCCGTACCTTACAGCCCAGCCGTTCAGGTGTCCAGCCTAGACCTGAACACCCAGCTTCTTAACCGCACGACGACCCTGGATGCGCGTGATCAGGTCGGCCGCCTGGCCCTTGGTCCGCACCCGGCTGAGAGCGCCCTCCGGCAGGCCCTCGCGCAGCAGTCGACCTCGCTGCACGTCGCTGATCGGAGCGTCGCGCCATCGAGCGGAACGCTCCGCGAGCTTCTGGAACGCCTTAGCCCGATCCTCCCCGATGCCCATGGCCCACTCGCTGGGGATCATGTCGTGCAGCACATTGACCCGGCCGCCTTCGTAGGCGGCCACCTTCCAGGTGTCCACTCCGGCCGGAGCCATCACCACCACCTCTTTGCCAGCACCGAGCACCCATGCCGGGCCGACGGGCAGCCAGCTCAACCGGGAGGATCCGAACACGTCCACCGTGGCCTTGCCGTTGCTCCGGCAGTTCTCGTGCCGGGTGTCACCCTCGGCCGTGATGGAAGCGGGGAGGTAACGGCGGCAGAGTGCGCACCGGTGCTCCTCGAACTCGCACGGCACGCCGCACGAGGGACACGGCATCTTCTCCGGCTCCCCCTCGGGCTTCTTGCGAGGGTCGTCCATGTCCAGGCCCAGGTCCACCACACCCACGAGCTCGTGCCGCTGGCTGGCTCCGACGATATCGATAACCAGCAGATCCTTCTTGCCGGGAAACAGCCTGGTGCCCCGGCCGACCATCTGGACGTAGAGCCCGTGGAACTTGGTCGGACGCCCGACCAGAACGCACTCCAGCGAAGGCTCGTCGAACCCCTCGGTGAGCACGGCGCAGTTGGTGACCCAGGTGGTCTCACCGGTCTTCAGCCGGGCCAGGATGGCCTTTCGCTCCCCGGTCTCGGTGGTCCCATCCACGTGCTCGGCTTTGATGCCACGTGCCCGGAGTGCGGCGGCCAGGAGCTCGGAGGTGCGCACCGTGGGGAGGAAGGCGACACCCTTGCGTTCCCGGGCGTGCTCAGCCACGGCGTCGGCCATCTGGGTGATCGCGCCGGAGTCTTCCAGTTCACGGCCCAAGTCTCCGTCGGAGTAGTCCCCGCCGGTCTTGCGGACCTTGCGCATGTCCATGCCGGTCTCAACCACCACGGCCGGGAGGATCGGCACCAGGTAGCCCTTGTAGATGGCCTCCCGGATTGACATGTAATCGACAACCTTCTCCCACACCCCGAGGGTCTTGCCGTTGTCGCGCTCGGGGGTGGCGGTGAAGCCGACGGCAAGGGGGCCGTACGGGTTGAACGCGCCCAGACCCATCAGCATCTTGGTCCAGGTCGGGGCCGGGGCATGGTGCGCCTCGTCCACGATGATCGTGCCGAATGCGCCGTACTTGGCCTGGCTCTCCACCAGCTGGGCCAGCCGCTTCTCCCGGCTCCCGGTCTGGACCGAGACGACCACGACATCCGCACCGACCTCGTTGCTCTCGGCCTTGACCAGGCCGGTAGAGAGTTCGGGTGCCTGCCACCCCATTTTCTGGATGGTCTGGCTAGCCAGTTCATCCCGGTGCACCATGATCAGGCTCCGGCCCTTGTCCCGGCGCTGATCCACGGCCGCCCCGAACGTGACGGTCTTGCCGGTGCCGGTGGGGTGGACGACCAGCGGACGGCGCACGCCCTCGCGCTCCGCCTTGTCGATGTTCACCAGGGTCCGTTCCTGGTAGTCCCTCAAAGTCAGCATCGTCGATATCCCTCTCTCGCTGTGCCCGGTTACCTTACCGTGATGCCTGCAAGGTGTCAAACGAAAAGGCCCGGCCCCGGGGAAGGGGGCCGGGTCTCAATCAGCGGTGGCCGCGCCGGACCTCCAGCTCATACGTCTTGTATACGTTCGGAGTCTTGCCGGTCCGAGCCTGGCTCGGAGTCAGCTTGGCCTCTTTCTTGCCGTTGTACTGGACGGTCACCGTGTCACCGACCTGCAGTTCAGCCCCCTCGATCAACGAGCTCAGGATCATGGCGTGACCGGTCACCCGGGTCCGCTCCCGGCCGCCCAGCCACAACTCCACGAACGGTGCGATGCCGGAGAAGTGTGTTGGCTGGGTCCCCTGGCGGAGAACCACTCCGGTGACCTCGCTGGGCTCCTCCGGCATCCACTCTTTAGCCCGGCCCTCGGTCAGTGCCCGGACGGCGCACATCAAACAACCATCTTCGTGGTGAGCTTCGATCTCAGTCATGAGGTCACCTTACAGGCGGGGCTGGGAAGTGTCAACTTCCGGGGTAACCCAGTGCGTCGTCCTCGGGCGTCCGGACCTTGTCCCGCCATTCGCTGCCCCGGCCGCGTTCAACCGGGTAGATCCGGCGCGTGCCGGTGCTGATCCCGACGAACTCCAGGTGCCGGTTATCGCGCTCCAGCCACTTCTCCACCGCTCCCCAACCGGCGGCTATCGGCACCTTGCCCGAACCGGTCAGATACCAGAGCCCGCCGGTCTTCAGCGCGACGTACGTGTAAACAGTCGGGTTGGCCCGGCCCCGGGTGTCACCGCCGGGATCGGAGCCGGGGAGGTATCGAACGCCGAGCGTCATGATGGTGCCGTTGGGCATGGCACGCGGGTCCAGTTCGAACGTGACAATCATGAGTCAACCTCTCGGAGAGACGGGAAAGGGCCGTCTGTCCCTCTTTACGGAGGGGACAGACGGCCCCGGAGAGCCCCCGCTAGCTGCGCAGCGACTCGCAAGGTAGCGGGGACCCTAGGGTCAGCCCTGGACGGGCTTAGCGGACTTCTTGACGACAACCCCGAAGTGCTTGTACGGCTTGCCCGCGAACCGGCCCTTGCGGATCGGCTTCTCACCGAAGTACTTGACCGCGATGAGGTCCCCCACCTGGGGGTCCTGGTCCTTCAGCTCGCGCTTCAGAACCGCGCCGTACCCGATCACCCGGTACTTGGTCCCATCCTTCACCTGGACGGTGACGGTCGGGACCATCGGGTTCTCGTTCTCGTTGGCGAAGTCGGACCGCGTCTCCGCAACCTTGATCACGCGACCGGCGATGCCCTCGCCCGGCTCGGAGGGGACCCAGCCTTCGGAGTCGTCCTCCTCGACGGTGTTGAGCAGGTCGTCCACGTCGGCAAAGTCGTCGTCGGAGAAACCTCCGTCGGCAGCCTTCCCGGCCTCGTCGAACATCTCGTCCACGTCGTCCTTGGCCGAGTTCGTGCTGGGCTTGCTGGCAGCCATTAGGGCCACCTTTCTTTGAGTTGAGCTAGCTAGTTGTTGGTGCGAGGTGCTGGCCCACAGTATTCGAACCCGTGTGGATCTTGCGCCCCTGACTGATGGACGACTTCACTGCCGGACCTTTATCGCAGCTCTTCCTTCGTTCGGCCAGCACCTCTTGGTACAACCTGACCGGGATCGGTCCCGTGGATAAGGTCCGTCCCCGGCCAGGCTCAAGGGATTCTGGTGGGCCCTCGCCCCTGGTCCCGCTTCTGTCCGGACCTCAACAGGTGCCTTGCCGGTTGCCCGACTGTTTGTAGGCCGACACCCAGCCCTTCTTGCATCGACCTCTGGTCGCTGTCACCGGAGATTAGTAGCTCCGGTCCACAGGGTTCCCGCGCGTACCGGGCCTCAGTTCTCCCGGCTGAACCTGCCGCTCACCCCAAACGCGTTTCAGTTGCTGGCTCCGCCGGATTCGAACCGGCACCCTCCCGAGTTTGCACCCCGGGCCGCTCTCACCAATTGAGCTACGGGCCATAGCACCGGGGGCCGGGCCGCGAACCCAGCCCCCTAGGATCGGTCGGAGGGTCCCTACCCCTTCAACCCGTGTGACAAGTACGGGCACCGAATCGGGCCTCCGCGAAGCGGCCCGATTGCTCACCGATCGGGGGTCCTTCTCGGCTTGCAGGAGTCACCTTACAGGGTAGACGTCAAAGTGTCTACTTCGGGGTCTTGAATTCCTTGGGGACCGAGATCGTCAGCCGCCGGTAGGACGACTTGACGGTGCAAGCCTCAGCCACCTCAGGGTAGTCGGTCTTCAGCTTCTCCACGTCGATCCTGGAGGAGCTCACGGCCGGGTAGCTGACCACCTTGATCGGGTCCTTCCCCGGCCTGGGGAGGTAACCAGCCCCGGCGTCACCGGTCCACATCCGGAAGAAGTTCTTGATCCCGTCCACGTCGGCCTCAGCCGCCTTGAGCGCGGCCCTGGCGCGGTCGTAGTCCCGGAGCCACTCCTCGGCATTGTCCGGCAGATCCACGCTCGGCTTGACCACCACGGGGCTCAGCGCCTTGAGGAGCTCCTCGGTCTTGGGGTGCCGGAAGTCGTGCATGGGCGGCTCGTCGGCAACGATGTTGTCGAACCAGAACCGCTCAGCCTCAGCCGCGAGCTCGGCGAACCACTCCGGATCGAAGTGGATCTCGACCACGAAGAACTCCCGCTCCCGGCCCATCACCAGGCACCCGAGGTAGGCGCGCTTCAAGCCGATGATGCCCATCTGCCACTGGCATTGAGCCTGGTAGGACAACGGGGCTGACCCGGTCCCCCGGCCACCCGGATGGATCGTGCCCGAGGCCCATTCGTCCCCGTCCCCGGCGGTCTTGCACTCGATCAGCGCCTCGGCCTTCCAGCTCCGGGGCTTGGTCGCGAACCGGTCCGGCGTGACCCTCAGGAACGGCTTCTCCCGGTGCGCCCAGAGCCCTCCCCCGAACCGGGAGGCCATGCCGATCTCCTCCGCGATCTTCTGGGCCACCACGTCCTCCAGCCGGTGGCCCCATTCCACGGCCGCCAGTGCGGAGAGATCCTTGCCGCCCTTTTTCTTGGTGTTGTAGACCGAGAAGGCGGTTTCGTACTCCGAGATGCCGACCAGCGCGCCGACCTCGGATCCGCCGATCCCCTCCTGGCGCGCGGCCAGCCACGCCTCACGCCCGGCGCACTCGGGGAGGATGACCTGAGCCGGGCTGTCCGGCACCTGGGCGAACCGGTGCACCGGGTGCGGACAGGCCAGACGACCCCCGGACCGGGCCAGGTGGTGCCCAACATTGCGCGCGGGTGCCTCGCTCCGGCACCGTTCAGCAGCCTCCCGGTTGCGCTCGATCACCTCGACGTCGGCAGGAAAGTGCGGCATGGCGTTGACAGTCACAGGTCAACCTCCCGGCCCAGCACGTTAACCCGCTCAACCTCTTCAGCCAGGCTGAGAACCTTGCGAAGATCCTCGACCAGGGTGGTCAGACCGCTCAGGTCGTAGGACGTGCGGTTGTCGTCCACGTTGACCAGGGTCACCTCGACGTACCCAGCGGCCTCGCTGATCTCGGCGGACATGCTGCCCACCAAGCCCTCGACCTTGAAACCCTTGTGCTGGACCCTGACGGGTGTCATGAGAACTCTTCTTTCTCGTAGTGGCTGGCCGGGTGAGCCAGCTGGAGCATCTCGTCCGGAGGTATCTGCCGGGCCAGCCGCCGGAGGTGGGCCAGGGTCCCGCTGTGTTCGTCCAACGAGTCCAGGAGCACCTCCTCTACCGATCGCACCTTGCCGCCCTCGATCTCCCTGAGGAGGGCCAGGAGCGCGCGGTAGTCCGGTACGTGGTGGCAGGGGGCCATTGCGGTCCCCCGGGCACAGCACCCGAACCAGGCCGGAGCGCTGGGGTCCTTCCCCCGGTTGGCCTTGCAAAGGGCCAGGGTGGCCGAGCAGCCGATGCATCGTGCATCATCCTCGATAGCCCGCCTACGCTCGGCGATCATCTCAAGATCCATCACTCCCCCGATCCAGCGAGTCGCCGAAACCAGCGGTCCGCAGCAACACGATCATGTGGTCCAGCGTGGTGAAGACCGGCCAGATCCCGATGTTGGCCGGGCCCACCCCATTCGGGCGCAGTAGCACCAGGGGGAGGTTGAACTCCCCCGCGTTGCCAACCGCCTGGCGAAGGTTGGCCATCGGCTCGAACCCGGTCCGGGCCTTGACCTCCCAAGCCAGTCCGGGCGTACCGGTGATGTCGATCCCCGAGGCACCGGCCCCGGTCGGCATCGCGTACGGCCAGCCTCTCTCAGCCAGGTATCGGGCGGCCAGCAACTCGGTGTCCCGGCCACGCCTTTTTCTGTTAGCCGGGGTTCCGGTCATCGCGGGTACCAGCGGCCGGGGACATCCAGATGGACCCCGTCAACCGTGATGTTGACCTGGTCTTCCAGGTGTCCGGAGGAGTGGCGACGAGCTGGGTCAGCCGCGTTGCGCTGATCCTCCAGATGGTCGGGCAACGCGTCCGGCGTGAGCGTGGCCTCGGCCACCAGCTCACTCGCGCCGACCTGGGCCAGTTCGGCCACCAGCATGGAGAACTCGAACACCGGCATCTCTGCGTGGCGTTCCTCCCCCTGGATGTTCTGCTCGGACAGCTCGAACACGGCGCATACTGTCGGCGTACCGGCCGGGATGATGTAGTCCGTCTTCAGCCGGACCTGGAGCCTCCTCCACTGGCCGGGACTCAGGTGAGTGATCGTGACTCTGGCTCGCATGTGCGGCCCCTTTCTGTCTAGTGAAACCTTACCGTGCCGACTGCAAGGTATGCAACCGGGGAGGTCATTCGCCAGTCGTGGTGGACGTGCCGTCCAGGTGGTGAACGGTGAACGGCACCGGGTCATCCGGACCGTCTTCACCCGGCCAGGGGTAGGCCAGGAGCGTGTTCAGGTCGTCGGACAACACTCCCGGATCAACGGGTGGCCCAGTCAGGTCCACGCTGTCCACGTACCGGCTCAACGCATCGTGCAGCGTGGTGGGCTCACCCTCGGTCAGGCTGAGGACAGCCTCCTCGTTCATCGACTGCATAGCGTCGATCATGTCCATCACGGTCTGCCGGTCCTCACCGGTCTCAGCCATCACGCCCCGGAGCACGGTTTCCCGGCTGAGCGCGGTCTGGACAGCCTCCAGGTCGTCCTCCCCGGCCAGGCCCTCGCTCAGGCTGACCCCCGCGCGTCCCAGAGTCTCGGTCAAATCGGGCATCGGATCTCCTCCCCCTAAAAGGTGGACCTCTTCCACCATCCATTACATTACAGCCATAGCTACAAAGTGTCAAGCCCCAGACCCGATCTGGTCTGGGGCTTGATCACCCTGATCATCGCTCGGCGAAGAACTCCTCGCAGTCGTCGCACTTCACGACCAGCTTGTCGGCCACCTTGCGGCTGGCCCGGACGATGTTGGGCTCCTCGCACAGGCACCGGAGTTTCAAGTTTCCGCTCTTGGCCTTACCCTCATCCTCGCCCTGCGGAGCCTTACCGATCTTCTCCCCACCCTTCTCGTCGTCCTCGTCGGCCGTGCCACCGAGCCAGCCGGGGAGGTGGCAGACCAGGCGGATCTCCCGGTCCAGATCGATCAGAAGGTCCGCGTATCGGGTCTTGGTGGCGTCGGTCAGGGTGACGAATGTGTAGCCGCTGGTCTTGTCCGCCGTGGTACCCCGGTGCTCCAGGCCCATCTCCTCGGCGGTCTTGCGGAAGGTGCCGTTGTGCCACCGTCCCTGGCGGCTGGTGTCCTGCTGGCCCCGGACCTGGGCCAGAGTGTGCGCGCCCTCGTGAAGCATGGTCTGGAGAACCTGGGTCGCGCCCTTGGCCAGCGCCTCCCCCGCCAGGAACAGTTCGTGCTTGCGGATGGCCGCGCCCTCTTCCTTGACCTTCCAGCCCTCGGCCCGGAAGTGGCCCCACTTGCTCGCCCCGACCAGGCCGGAGCCGGTAATGATCACGACCTCCGGGAGCTCCGGGTGGTCGGCGCGGATGCGCGCCCAGACCTTCTCCAGCAGGCTGACGACGGTAGAGCCGGTGTGGTTCCCGGTCGATGTGGCGGGGGTCTCGGCGGTCGTGCTCTCGTTGTTCATGTTGTCAACCTTACCGGCCTGACTGTGAAGTGTCAACGCCTCGGCGTGGTCAGCTTCCACCAGGGTCTGAGCGAGCTCGCTGGTGGCGTCCAGAACCTTGACCTCCGGGCGGGCCGCGTCCTCGGCCAGAGCCTCGACGTGAGCCCGCTTCATACCAGCCACGTCCTCGGGGGCCAGCCACATGGTCTCGATCGGCGCGGCGTGGAACGTGCCAGAGGTCGTGACGACCTTGTAGAAACCAGGCCGACGGTTGGCTCCCGGGGCGTAGACCTTGTCAATCACCCGGGCAACGTGCACGCCCTCCCCGGTCTTGGTCTGGCTGATGTTGACCCGGCCTTCGGTCAGGCTCGGGGTCACCAGGACGCGGTCATTGATCTGAACCTTGCTCGCGTTGATCTTTCCCTTGGCAGTCATGTCCGGCTCCCCTGCTCGTTGTGCTCGCTGCTGATAGGAAGAACATTACAGGCGTGACGGTTAAGTGTCAACCTAGAAGGCCCGCCTGTGAAGTACTTCACAGGCGGGCCAGGGGGTTCAGACCGCGCGGAGCTTGCGGACCGTGGTGATCTTCTTGGCGGCCGGACGACGACGGGCCGTGGCGGTCTTGGCAGCCTTCATCCCAGGGGAGGCGAGAGCCATCATGACATCCACGGTCAGTGGCAGGAGGTGGGCCGTGATCGTGTCGGCTCCGCCGAGGTAGGCCACGTCCACCAGATGCCAGTACGAGGTCCAGCCCGCGATACCGGCGATCACCAGCATGGCGGCGAACCGGAGCTTGCCGGGCGTTCCCTTGGCCGGAACGTTCTCCAGCATCAACATGCTGAGCAGGAAGGCGATCGGAATCCAGAGGCCGATCGCGATACCGATCGGGGTGTGCTGCGAGGCGATCACGTTAGCGGCGATCGAGACCGCCACACCGATCCCGAACACGGCGGCCGAGACGCGCCGTGCGGTCCTGGCCTTGCGGGCAGCGGGGGTCATTTTCCTGGTGACGGCCGTGACGCTCATTGTCGCTGGTCCTTCCCGTTCGGCGGGGCCGTTCCCCGCTGACAGGACAAACATTACCGGCATGACTGTGAAGTGTCAACGTCCTGTGAATTACTTCACAGTATCGCCTGTGAGGTTGACACTCCACTGTCACGCCTGTAAAGTTATCTCCATCAGCAGCGCACGACATCAGGAGGACGAGATGGACGCCAAGGTCGGGACCGAGATCATCGAGGGCAACGTGACGGTCTACCAGATGAGGGGCGAAGAGATCGAGGTGACGGTGACCGGCGAGGAGGGCAAGCGTGAAATCCACACCTACAGCAACGACGAGGCCAAGTCCCTGCTGGTCGCACTGGCCCGGCTGACCTGAGGTGAAGGCGGTCCGGCTCCGGCCGGACCGCCTTCAAAGTTTATCCCCTGTGAGGTTGACACTTCACTGTCACGCCTGTAAAGTCTCTCTCATGAACAACGAAGCGAAGCTCCCGAAGACGCAAGCGGCAGCTATGACGGTCCTGGTTGACGGCATGAGCCGGGACGAGTGGGCAGCGGCAGGAGCCAATCTCAACGCGATCGACGCCCTGGGTCGTAAGGGTGTCGTCCGGCGCGAGGGCAACCCGATCGTTGAGACCGTCCGTTACCACCGGGCAGTCTGAGAGCACGCCGGACCGCCTTCAAAGTTTCTCGCCTGTGAGGTTGACACTTCACCGTCACGCCTGTAAAGTCTTCCTCATGGAGCTGATCGAGGTAGACACCGAAACGGGCGAAGAGGCCGAGTTGCTGGCCACGGGGAGCGAACGCCGGATGCTCGCGCGGATGGCCGAGATCCTCTGCGAGGTCATCGCCTCGGAGGACAACTTCAAGATCCGGCTCCGCATCCAGGCGGAGGCCTGAGACAGCGAGAAGCCCCGGGGGGCGTCGGGTTCCCCGGGGCTTCCTGGCAGCGCGGATCTGGAGTCAGACGGAGGATGACACTAGATCAGTACGCGCGCCCTGGCCGGGCCGCTCAGCCTTCCAGGCGTCCAGCGTCGAGCGCTTGAACACCGGCAGGTTGTACTGGCCGTCGGCCACTCGCTCGGGCTCGGTCTGAGGACCGATGCCACGCGCGACGTAGCTGGAGAGCGTGTTCCGCTTCAAGCCCAGGTAGTCGGCGGCAGGTCCGTACCCCACAAAGGTGTCGTCAGGGCTTTCCACGGTCTCACCTTCTCTCGTAGTCATGCGTCAGACTATACAGGCACGCCTTCCTAGATGACAAGCCCGGAGTACTTGCATCGGCAAGTGATAAAAGTCAGCGCGGCCGGGGCTGAACCGGCGCTTCCAGCTTGAAGTCCTCGCAATGCAGCACCCGTTGATACTCGGTCATCGCCTCGACCACCACGCGCGACCTGTCCCCCTCGGGACCGGGGACAGGATCGGGTCCTCCGGTGAAGACCTGGATCATGGCGCACATAGCCCGGTCCTGCTCACGTTGAACCTTCAAGTTTTCCTGGGCCTGCTGATGCTGGTTGGTGTAGATCCATGCCGAGAGCAGGCCCGAGATGACCAGCACGGCCAGGCCCCAGGAAAGCAGTATCAGCCAGACCGGCCGGGAGATCGGCTCACGAATGGCCTGCCTCATGCCGGGTCAGCCCCAGTGTCCCGCGACGACGCCGTAGGCGACGAGGAGGCCGACAGCTCCTCCGGCCCCGATGATGCCGATAACAGACTGGCCCCGATACCTGGCCGTGAGAGCCAGAGCCTCAGAAAACCGGGACCGAGCATGGTTGCGCTGGAGATCAGCATCAGCGGCCATGGGCCTGCCGTGAAAACTGTCCACGTTCCCCACGTTCCGCCGATGAGCAGGAAGAAGATATCCCGCTGAAGAGGTGGCAGTGCTCGCCGAGTCACGCACCATTCCTGCCTTCCTCCGCGAGGAGTAATTGCGCCGAGCGTACGCGGCGGGGTCCGGACCGCGCTGGCTGACGTCGTGCCAGCATTGGATCAGTAACTGCCCTCGCGGTCCAGTTGATCTCCAGAGCCGAGCCCTCGTGCCAGCGCCTCGCCACCCGTTCCTTGGCCCGGTGCTTGGTCAGCGACGGGATGGGGAGGTGATCGATCAGAGAGGGCCACGGGTACCAGACCTCACGTTCCCGCTTCTCCGCCCAGCCCGCCACGCGCATGTCGTCGGCCACCCCCGCGCGCCGGTCCGCGAACTCGATCATGTCTGCGATCAGCGGGACAGGCAGCACTATGCACACCCCCCACATCAGTTTCAGGCTCCGCACCCATTGGGCTCCGGCTCGGTCGGCCGCATTTGCCATGGCCTCCCAGCGGATCGGCACGTTGCGGCCGGTCCCGAGGTAGGGCGAGACCACGACGTCCTGGGGAACGAACGCCAGCGCGCGTTCCAGCCCGGCCAGCAGGTCGGCACAGGGAACCGCGTCGTCCTGGATCAGGACGTGCCAGTCGGCCTCGGGATCGGCCAGGTTCCACCCCCGGCGCGCCGTCCGCCAGACCCGGTCACCGTTACCCGATGGCGGACCCTCGTCGTCCCAGGCAACCGGGACCGGCCGGTCCAGTCTGTCCACCAGCTTCTCGACTTCGTGGACCCGGTCTGGATGGGCCATGATGCTCGCAGAGAGCCTCACCGGCGCACCCGTCTCCACGCGGCCTTGACGAGCAGCATCACGATCACGACCGGCACGGTGGTGACCAGCTCCAGCGGACAACCCTTGCCGTCACGGCGGCTGGAGTGATGCGGAGGGGCAGGAGGTTTGCGCCCGTGGTTGCCCTTGGGCAACGGTTTCGGGCTCATCGTCCGGCCTTCAGAGCCTCGATGATCTCGGAGCGCTTGTCCTTGCGCGCCCCGAGAACGATGCCGCGCTTCTTGGCCAGGTCCTTGAGATGAGGGATGGTCAGCTCCGTGATCGGGGTGCCCTCGGCCACGTCCTCCAGCTCCCCGGCCGAGACGAGCACGCGGAGTCCCGGATCGGTTGACGGTGAAGTGTCAGGGCCGTCGAACAGGCGGTCCACCTCATCCGGCTCGTTCTCGACTATCAGCGTGCCGTTGTCTTGACGGGTCACTGGGTGGACCACCGGCGGCTCGGACCAACTCCCGTCCCCAGCCTGGACCCATCCCTCCGGCGGGCCGGACTCCGTGTTGACCGGGCCGACCGTGAGCGGCGGCGCGCCGAGGTCCACTGTCACCGCCACCTGGTCACCCACGGCCGGGTACGGGGAGGGGGTGACGCCCTCACCGGTAATCGCCGTGACCGGGCCGCGCTGGGAGCGCTCTCCGGCGGCCTCGGCCAGCCGGGTTACGGCGAGCCTCTCGTGGAACACCTGGATCGGGGCCAGGACCTCGGCCGCAACGAGCGCGTCCACCGCTTCCTTGACACCTGGCCAGTCGGGGTGGCCGTAATCGTCCACCGCGATGACCGCGTCATCGGCCAGGTGCGGAGCCCAGTTCTCGATGGCCTGGCGCGCGCCCTCGTACGAGTGGTCGTCGTCCACGAAGAGCAGGCCGACCGGCTTGGCGTCACCTGCCTCATCCCAGGTCTCGGCCACGTCGGCGGCGAACGCCTGAATCAACCGGATGTGGTTGGCGTAGCCGAGACTCTGCACCCAGTGCGCGGCCCAGCGCCGAGTACCGGGGTCGGTGAACGGCGGGCCGTAGGTGTTGCCCTCCAGGTCCCAGGCGTCAATCGCGGTCACGTGCGCGCCGTTGCCCTGCTGTGCTCCCCAGGCCATGCTCAGCGCGGTCCGGCCCATGTAGACGCCGAGCTCCACGATCTCCTGGTCCACCGGGACCGACGCGGCGAAGTCAGCCAGTGCCAGCATGATGTCCTCCGGCGTCGCGCCGATGACCTGCTTGAAATGGCGGGGGAACGGCGAGTTACGGCCCATGGTCCGGATTCCTCTCGTACGGGCGAAGTTGACACGGCGGGGGGCAGAGCCAGGGCTGAGGCGCTTGACGGTCCGATTCGACCGCACGTCGGGCAGGCCGGATCGCAACTTGCGGACAGCTTCGATGTCCGTAGCCATGCCGACCGAGCCGCGCCAGCTCTCGTATGCGGCCCGATCCTTCTTGAACTGATCCCGGTGGTTGACCCGCTTGTACTGGTCGTCAGTCTCAGCCTTGCCCGCGATCGGGTGCATGTGCTCGATGCGCACCTCGGGGAGGTGACGAAGAGCCCCGGCCGCGCCGAACAGGTCCATCATCGAGTTGTCGCAGTACATGTGCTCGACCGGTGCCGGGACCATCCGGCCCAGCGCGCGGACGGCGTCAGCAGTCACGGCCCACTCCGTGCTCAGATTCTGGCCCTGGTACCCGTCATCCCCGTAGACCATGCCGGTGCCCAGCTCGCGCAGCACAGTCAGGTACCGCGCGGCCCAGCCGATCGTCTGGGGAAGGTGATCGTCACCAGCGAACCCGATGGCCCGGCCCCCAATCCCCTGGAGCGCGGCGGCGCTCGCCACCGTGATGGCCACGCGGTTCAACTTGTGGACCATCGGCATCCACTCGGGCATCTCCATCAGGTAGACCAGCGGCTCCCCGGTGTCCGGGTGCTCGTACTCGGCCACCAGGTCGTGGTACCGGCGGATCTCGGGGTCGTCAGCGTCCACGATCAAGATCATGTCCGCGTGGTCCCACGCGTTCGTGAAGTCCCAGGCCCCGATCACCTTGCGGATGTTGTCCGGACGGCCCCGGGTAGGGATGAGGACAGCGAGATCGATCATCGTGGCCACTTCTTCCCGCTGTCCCGCAACACTCCCAGCAGACCGTCAGCGGCCCACTCATACATGCCGGTGCACAGAATCCAGGTCCGCCATCCCTCGTCCACGGTGATCATGAACATCGACGTAGCGTGCCCGTCGTCCTGTTTCACCTTCCGGTAGAGGGGGCTGTCAGGACTGGCCTTGTGTGTCCCGCCGGTCTCAGGCATCGTTGCTCCAGGAGAAGTTAGGACTGTTAACAATTGCCCGCTCCCCGGTGCGGATCGCGCCCGGATTCTTCCAGCGCGACCCGGCGTCGTGATCCGGTGTCGTGTGCAGGTAGTGGTACATGATCCGGGGGATCACCACCTGGGTCTTCAGTACCCGGCTCCGGCGGACCTGTTCCGCCCAGCCTCGATCCTCAGCTCCCCCCGAACGGGTCAGCGAGAAGTCACCCTTACGCGCGAGCACGGACCGGATCGGGTTGATGTGCGAGATGTCGCGCTCAAACC